TTAGTTTTTTGACAATCTGCATTTTTGCGTCAATCAATAAGTTTTGAAACCTGACAACTTGTTCTAAATTACGTACATGTTTCTTAATTTCTCTAGTATATTCCTTTTGTATATTCTGATACTTCGCTTTTCCTTTAGGAGTTTTTAATTTATCCACTTGCGATTGTAGTTTATCAGATACAAATTTCTCATATTCTCTTGCATATTTACTAGGATTTTTAATAGTTTCGCCTGCTCTTACTTTACTATTATAATATGTTTTATATGATGCACCAACTAATTGACCTGTCATTGATGCTTGTAAATCTAAAAATTTCTTTAATAGAGGTGCATTAATTCTTTGAAATGTTTTACCTGTTTCAGATAGTATTTTTGTAACTGCGTCTGTTTCTGATTTATTAAATGTTGCATTACCAGATACATCTTTGTATGATGCATCGTCCATCCAAACAGATGATGTTTTTGTAAGTTTGTTTATGTCTGCACCAAAGGATGCTTTCATACTTGGTAAGTCTTTACCAGAATATGTTGTATGCCAAACTACTCCAATCTTTGCTTTGTTTATTATCTTTGCAAAGTCAGAATCACTAGGAACAGCATAAACAATAGTGTTGGGTTGAAATGTGATATATGAAACACCATCAATCTTAGTTTTTCCAAGATCATTTGTGAACATGAGATCACCTTGAAGTACACCTTTAATGTTAAGTTTTGAAAACTCTTTGAGAGCGATCTTAAACTTTGCATTAAGTTGACCAGATAAATCATCGTCAATCTCCTTGTTAGTTTTATATAATTTAGGATTTACATTAAATACAGACTTCTTCGCAACAAAGAACTTACCATCACTAGGGTCAGTACCTGCAAAGATAGCTGGAGCACCATCCCATTTAACAGTCATGTTAACAGATGATCTACTTGCACCTGCTAACATATCTCTCAAACTTCTTAAAAAATTTATAGCTGCTCTTCCACCTGGTACGCCATGATTAATAATCTCATCTTCAATATGTTCCATGTGAAGATTTTTACCAGCTTGTTCTTGTATAAAACTAAGCATTATTCACCACCTCCATTTCCACCATTGCCACCTCCGTTTCCGTTTCCACCATTTCCGTTTCCGTTTCCATTACCATTGCCGTTGCCATTTCCATTTGCAGGTGTCTCATCACCCCCACTTGTATTTTTTGGAACGCCAAGAATATATCTTCCCTTATATCTTATTTTTTTTGGTACGCATTGTTTTAATTTTTTATCGTACTTCATACCTGGTGGGCATCTGTTATCGTTCATTAAATCTTTATATGTTTTCATTACTTTGTTGCCAATGAGTTATATTTTACTGCAAGAGAATGTTGTCCTAATTTTTTTACACCTGCATGACCTGATTTGTTAGTTCTAATAGACATCTTCATAATTAAACTATCTGAACCAGACTTTAATTCTATTTCCCAATTTTGCTTAGAAGTTCTACTAGGATATGCTTTTACAAAATCTACTTGTGGTATGAATACTCCCAAAGCATCTTTTTCAGTTATCTCTTCATAACCTTTACCTGATGCTTTAATTACCATTGTAGGTGTGTCTGGTGCATCTCTTAAAACTTCTTTTTTAATGTATTCTAAAGTATTTTTTCTATTTGCATTAAACAGTTTAATAATTTCTTGTCTCATTATATCTAGATAGGTATTGTAAAGTTCCTCATACTTCTTATTATTCTTTTTATCAAAGTCTCTTAAAACTTGTGATGTTTTTCTATCTTTCTGAAATCTATTCGCTGGGGGCATACCTGGAATTTTACCATGTGCTTCTTTATGTACCTTAGCATAAATCCCTCTTAACTTATTCCCTTGTCTAAATGCGTTGAATACAGTATTAACATAAGTGTTTAATTTAGGTTCAGTAGTTTTCTTTCCACCTGCTTTTAAACTAACACCTAATATTGATTTGTCAAAGTAAGTTAGAAATATATCACCTGGATGTCCACCTGGCACACCTGCAGGTTTAGATTTAGATGTTGCCCCCCATCTAGTCTCAACTATTTTTTTGTCTTTGTTTTGATCTAGAATATATTGATGAATTGCAATGGCATTGTTCATCTTATCCTCAAACTTTGATGAAGTGTCTGCTCTATTGATTATCTCTTGAGCTTTTTCCACATCACCTGGTATAATACATTTAAGTTGTTTAAGATTAACATCTAACAAGTACTCATGAAAAGATTTAGCGTCTTTAGGTTTGTATTTTTTCTCAAATGCGATACATGGAAATAGTTCAGTTATTGAAGCATTTAAAGTTGTCTCACCCATTCCACCTGATTCTGGTTTAACAAATATTCTAAATGCTCTATCCTCAAACGTACCATCGATAGGGTCTACACTAGATTGTGAGTCTCCTAGTTTTGCATTAACTCCAGCTTGTCTTAAATTTCTTAATATCTCGTCTCTATCTGTTTCTCTATCTGGTGAACGTACAATTATAACATCTCTTTTAGATGAAGAGAGTTTACTAGATTTTGAATAATCTAATCCTCTAAAGATATCAATAGGAAGTTTCATGATATCTTCTTGAATAAGATATGAAATTCTTTCTGAGTGATCTGTTTTTTCAACAAGATTATATTGTGTTTGTCTGCGTCTAACTTGTTGTACGTACTTTGTAATAGCCATCAAGCCCTCCATTTATACAAATTAACAAGTATTTATTCTTCTCGTGGTCGCATAAATTTTGGAAATTCAAAGTTTCCCCAAGTGCAATGTTTGTTTTGAAACTTGCAAAATTCTTCAACATCATGTTTAAATTTAGATACATGTACAATATGATTGTATTTTGTATCTCTTACTCTATATCGTCCTTTCGTGGTTTCTATCTTAAACCTGTTTCTTTTAGAACTAAACCTTGAGTTTTTGAAATTTTTCATACCGTGACCCTATCGTTGATTTATCAAATAATGGTGTATCGTCTTCTTGGTTCTTGTCAACTATATCATCTTGAGCTTTCATTTCTACATCATATAATTGCATCTTTGCTCGGTCTACTCCAAGCACAAATCTTTTATTAACCGTTGGGTCATTGTATCTATTTTTCAGCTGTTTAACAGCCATCTGATTTAATTCTTCTAACTCATCTGTTGAGATAAGTGCAAACATAAAGTCTGCTGTTGCTGGCAGTCCAAATGATTCAGACGTATCTTCTAGTCCGATATCAGTTGAAACAAAACCACTTCTTGTTGTTTGTGTTGCTGTAACTATTGGTAAATTATTTTCTACTGCAAGTCCTCTTAGTTCTTCAGCAATTGCTTTTATTATTGTATATGAATTAATATTACTTCCACCTCTAAATCTAGATGAAGCACATATATTCAAATAATCTATAAAGATAATATCTGGTTTAAATGTTTTCTTAATTGCTAGTTCTTGTATCAGCTGTCTAAAGTGATTACTATGTGCTGATGCTGTAGGATATTCTTTTATGATAAGAGTGCCTGATGCTCTCTTTTTAACTTTTTCAATCTTATCTTGATACATTGTTTTAGGTAGATCATGTAAATCATCAATACTAATATTCATTAAGTTTGCATCTATTCTTTCAGCAATACGTTCCTCTGCCATTTCTAATGTAATGTATAAAACATTTTTACCTTGAGATAAACAATTAGATGCCATATGACACATGAATAAAGATTTACCCACACCTGTACCTGCAAGTGCAACGTTTAATGTCTTTTGTGGTAATCCACCTTTTGTAATTTTATTAAAGAATTCTAAATCAAAAGGTATTCTTTCTTCTACTTTATGATAGTAATCAAATCTAGTGTTTGAGTCTTTTAAGTAATCATGACCTACTCTATTGTCAAATGAAACTGCTAATGCGTCTGTAAGTAAAGTAGGTAATGCATCTGGTTTACGATTCTTGTCTCTGCCTTCGATGATAGATATGCCATCAACAATTGCATTGTAAATAGCTTTTTCTTTACACCAGTTTTCAGTTGTATCACATAACCAATCGATATCAACATCTTCTTTTTCGAATGTAGATATTGTTTCTTTAATTTCTTTGAACTGAGACTCAGATAAGTCTTTACGATTATCTATTTCAATTTGTATAGATGTTATCGTAGGTGTCTTATTGTATTTCTCTATAAACTTTATTATCTCTTGAAAGATTACTTTATCATTTTTATCTGTAAAATAATCTTCTTTGATAAACGGAATTACTTTTCTAGAGTAATCCTCGTTCCAAATTAGATGCGATAGAGTTGTCTTCTCGATTGTTTTGTTCATCAATTATTTCCACTAATATATCACCAATGTATGTAAAAAACTCTTTGTCAAATACATCTCTTGGTAGTCCGTTGTTTTCTAGTATATCAAATTCAAACTGTAAAGTTGCCGTACCATCTTTTTCAATTGGTTTAACTTTACCATACTTGTATATAACACCTTGCCACTTACCTTCATTTATACCTATACAAGTTTGTTTAGGATGATTAGGTGATTCGATATAACTATATCTCCTCTTTGGTTTCTTCGTTTCCACCATAAGAAAATTCCTTTTTAGCTGCATCCTCTAACTTACTCATTACTTCCTCAGTAAAATAAGTTTGAGGGTCATCATTTATTGATTTACCAAATACTTTTTTACCATCTGGTAGTTCATACTTGGTAGATACTTTTTTAAATATGTCATACTTTTCAGCAAGTGGTAGTAAACCATAATACTTATCAAGTCCTTTAGTGTATGTAAGTTTAACATCTACAATAGAATTTTCTTTTGTTAATCTTGACTTTTGATTTTTACAATGAATAATAT